ATTGCAACCGCCTCATTCGTTGCATCCAATAAGATAGTAACACCCGCATTATTAGCGTATATATCTGAAGAAAGGGCCGATTGCCCCATACCCAATATGTATGGCGGGATCGTTTCCATTGTCATAACGTGATCACCATCCCTTCAATCGCCGCTTTGCGGGCGGCGTTTGTTGTGGCATTGGCGTTCTGGATTGCCTGCCGGATGAGTAAAATTAGCGTGTCGGAAATATCAACATCGCTTTGCATCGCGTCCGTTTTATTGATGATGATTTTTTTAACGGCGACGGCGTCTTTATAGAGCTGGAGGGTGATGTGCTCACCGCCCGCGCAGACGCTTGATATTTTTAGTGTGTAGTTTGCCGCCATTGTTACTTCCTCTTAGCGTTTTTGACTTCGGCGGTTTTCGCCAGCACCAATAGTTCAGCCATTACTTCACCTCAATTCCATTGGCGATAAGTTTGTCTCTAAGTTTTTGTATCTCAAGCCTCAAAGCATAATTATGCGCCATTTTCTCCCTTACTCGTTCATCTGGGTCAGGAGTGAATATGGCGCAAAACAAAAGCATCGGACAAAACCAACATATTTTATGCAACTCATTTACTCCTTGCTCTGCGCGTTGTCTGTCTTGTCGCGGCGCTGGCTCCGTAAAATCGCAGCTGACTATATAGCCCTGGATGTTCTGCTGGTATAGGCTGATGCTGCTTCATGCGCGTTTCCCAGTTTTTATAAAGTTCGCCGGATTCATCGAATCCGGCTTTGTAAATACTCCATGGACTGTATGAAAATTTATGTTTGTCCATGTTCTCGCTGAAAATCAACTGCGCAGCCTTCCACTGCGGCTTCAGTACATCACGCATCGCATTCCGCTGTTTCAGGAAACGTTACAGACAACTTGAATTTATGCGTGATGGATAGCTTTCCGTAATGCAACCAGCCAAGAGATCGCACGGCGATCCACATGGGGTAGGCAATGTGTTTGCCGTGTCCGCGTGACAGCATAGCACGCAGAAACAGGTCGTCAGCTTCATCACGAGACATGCCAATCTGCCATCTACCCTCATTTTTTAAGAATATCCGGCAGTCCTTGCGGTAAGTGTAGTCGTGAAGCTCACCCTCATGATGCGCCCGGTCGCCATATTTAGCATAAACCCAGGGTATGCGAGGGACAGAACAGAAGTCAGTCTGGAAGCCTGGCTGAATCAGGATGATGATTTTCTCATCTTCCCATGCCATTTCATTGTAGCGTTGCTCCCAAATAGTCTTATCCGATTCGTCCCGGCCAACCGGGACAACACACATGGGCTTGATAAACATAATGTCGCCTCGCTCTACCTGGGATGTGCCGCGCCAATTTCCAAGCCTTCAATAAAAGCCGCCACAAGCGGCTTGATTTGCCCGATGTCCAGCTTGCTGTCCGGCACATTGATCTGCAGCGTGGACACAATCAGTTTCAGGTCGGACTCCAGCAGCGGGTCGTTCGGCACCACTTTTACCAGTTCCTCGATGCCAAGATTCAGCGCGGCCTTGAGCATGTCCGAATCATTGTTCACGTCCACAACGCCCTGCGCCATTACCTTTGCAATGGGCGCAATTTCCGGGTTCTTCTGGCCGACGTAAAACCCCACGCGCTTCGCGGCTATCTGCACCACGACAGCTTCGCTATTGTTTATTTGTATGAGACTGCAGCCGGTTAGCAGCAGCAACGTTGCCATAATTGACAAAATGATTTTTTTCACTTTTCCCTCCTTATAGGCGCTTAATAAGCCAGTGGTCCCATTTGTGTGTCCACGGAGCACATTTGTTGACCCAAAAAACAATGTCCGCCTTGGTCAGTCGAAGATGCAGCGGGCTGGGCACTTCGATAAATGTCGCGGTCACGGACTTTGCTTCGTCCATGGTCACAACACAGTATTCGCCGCTTCCTTCACACGCTCCGGTCCATCCGGCAAAGACCGAGCCGGGGCAGGCGGTGGCCTTCAAGACCACCGTGCTGCCCTCCGGAAAGTCAGCCTGGCACTTTTCGCCCGCCGCCAGAGCTGTCGCGCAAAAAAACAAGAGCGGCAACGTTGCGGCAATTAAGGTTTTTCTGATCACGGCTGCAGTTTCACTCCCTTCACAGCATCAGGAGAGCCGGGCCGCGAAAACTCAAACGGTACAGGGTCAGAACACAGTTCACCCCAGACCGGATCATTGATGCACGCGGAAATCAGCAGACTGTTACCACCCAGTGGCGCGTATCTGGCGTCAATCTTCAGTGAACCGTCCGCCTCTGCAGGCACATTGATGGAAACTTTGTAAATCGTTACCCCTGCCGCAGGATCACTCACCAGGTCAGGCGCGGCATATCCGGTCAACACGGTGGCAAGCATCAATGCGGTAAGCACCGCTACTATCGCAAGAACTCTTTTCATTTTATCCCTCCTCAATCATTTCAGTTATGGCGTTGGCGCGGTTTGTCGTTTGCCTCCACCAGTCGCTTCGTCTCATTTCGGCGGCTGCATCTTCCCATTGTCTGGCATTGATTAACGCGATGGACTTGACGAACCGTCGAGCCCGCGTGTAACCCAACTGAAACAGGAAGTCAGTCAGCGCCATGCGCCGCCCTTCGGTGAAGTTATTAAAATCCGGAAATAGTTTCCTACAGTCCGCATCTGCTAGTTCGATGGAAATGTCCAATAACTCGTCAATCATCTTATCTGTTATCCTGCCATATTTACGTAAGTGTCCTGCAATGTGGTCAGGCAGCGGATGAGCGTCCAGGTTCCAGCCGACGCCGATAGTTTGAGCGCCGCCTGTGCAAGTATAAGGCTTGCTGCGGCGCCCCTCGTGTTTAATCAGTAATTGTTTCAGGTCTAACGGCATCTTCAATCCTCATGAATATGGTAAAGCGGCGACAATAGGCAGGCTTGTCGCCGGATTTGTGAAAGTCGGTTTGCCATGCGCCCAGGTCAGGACCAGGGCATCAATGTTAATGCGGCGGACTTGCCATGCTGGTGCGGCCAGCGGTGTGCCGGGCGTGGCTCGACAGACCCACAGCCAGTCTTCAGATGAATAAACCACCATTGAATATCCGTCATTGATGTCAAGGAAAGTTTTGGTTTCCAGCCACCGGCCACCGCGAAACTCCCATGTGCGGCCAGTGTCTTCTTCCCAAAATGTTGATGATTCACGAACAGATTCGTCGGTTGGTTTTTCGTCTGAGGATAGACCGGAGTATCGATATTTTGTGGACAGCGTGCAAACAACCATTTGAAATGCCTTTCTGTGAACAAACGCATCAACACATGCTCAGTAATTATTGGCTGTCGAAACTTTTCCAGAATGTCAAGGTTTTTTTACATCACGAACCAGTCCTTCAGCTCCCATAGCGCCCGCAAGATAAGCCCCAGTTCAATGATAATTGTCACCGCAACAATGCGCCAAAATGTCTCTGCCATGATAACCTCCCGATATATTTAATATTTTACATCAACTGCCGGAACCCCTCCAGCAATTCTCGTGTTGACCGGCGCTGCGTGGACATGATTCTGCCACTGGTCGCCATTGTCGCAATGTACGCGATGGCCTGACTCATTGAGTCAATCTCGTCGGCATACGCTCCGTTGGGAAATACAGCGCATCGCTCGATAAAATCCGGCACCCAGGTGGCGGTCGCCTGCGTCACGGCAGGCAAAAACAGCCGCCCGGCGACGTGCCACGGCGAAATAGCCTGCGCCCGGATCTCTTTGTCCATGTCCGGATATACCGGCACGATCGGCAGCCTGGTCTCTCGCCGCAGCGACTGCACGAGCGCCTGGCCGGAGTCACGGTCTTCAATGAGGATGATGTTCGGCCGCCATTTCAACGCCTCGATCTCCGCCTGGCGGCGCAGGTCCGGATACTCCACGCGGTCCCGCCACTGACCCAGCAATATCGCGCCCTGTTGCGTGACGCCCCATGTCTGGCAGACAGAATAAGCCGCATGCTTTGTCTTTTTTGACGCCGTGTCCCAGGATTGTACTACAAATGATACTTCAGGTAATACATCATAGAATTTCCAGTTGCTGCGCAGAAAAATGATGCCCTCCGCAGGGGCCGGACGTTGCTGAAACAAGGCGTTCCACATGACCAGCGACATGTTTTTCTTTATCCGCAAGAGGGCTTGCTCATCATACCGCTCAGGGCAAAGAGCTTCGCCTTCTTTCCTGTTCAGCAGGTCAGTTTCGTCTTCGTCGGCGATCGCGGGCATACGAACATGTATCCAGCCCTCTTGTTTGTTTATAAGTGTGCCGATCTGATCGTTTTCGTTCCACCGCGTGGCCAGCACGATAATCGAGCCGCCTGGCTCCAGGCGGGTGTAGAACGTCGAGTCGAACCAATCGGCGATGTTCTTCAGGATACCCGGCGAGTTCGCCTCTTGCCAGTTCTTGTGCGGGTCGTCGAGTATTCCAAGGTCCATTCCCTTGCCCGTAATTGATCCCCCGGCCCCTGCCGTGACCATGCCGCCGCCGGTCTTCAGCTCCCACTGATTAGCCGCCGTCGAGTCTTCAGACAGTGCCAGGTTCACCATGCCGCCGCGCTCCCGAATAATATTCCGGCAGCGACGCCCCCAGGTTGCCGCGAAATTAGCCTCATAGGTCGATAAAATAATGCGGTGATGCGGCCAGTTTGCCAGGAACCACACCGGCACCCACTGCGAGATAAAGAACGAGTTGCAGGTCGGCAGCATCTCATAGCCACACAGGAACATGTGTGACGGGCTGTCCACCTGGATACACACCGTGTCCGCCGTGCCGCATGCCCGGAACCGCAGATAATGCATGCCTATGATACTGCGCCGCGCAAACATCCGGCCCGCACGCGGCGTCACGTCCTTCAACGGCATGGTCGCCGTGCTCACCGCGTCCGGCATACAAAAAGAAATATAATACGGCCGCCTTGACTTGTTTTTCCTCAGCCCGATATTCACCTTCCCGCCCAGCGAGATAATCAGCTCGGCGATGTCGTCGCGCAGCCTCTTTGTTTTGATATGCAGCAGCGTTTCCCGGTGTATCCTGGTTTTTCCACTCATATCGACCAGGCCGCGCAAGAGCTCCAGCCGTTGCTCACGCGACGCCCTGAGATACTCCATCGGTATCCCTTTTTTCTCCAGGATGCCCAGCCGCCGCAGTTTACCCTTCAGTGTCACGACCAGAAAGTGTCGTTCCCTATTGCGCGGAGAAATGCGCCAGCCCTTACTTCGGAGTTTACCCAGTATAAAGTCCTCATGCTCCTTCAGGCATATCATCGTCCCGTACCCCTCATCGCCGCGAGCCAGCCAAATGCCCAGCACATACGGGTCGATGATCAGCTTACGCTGTGGCAGGTTCAATCCGGGGTGGCGCGGAGTTGCGACAAATCTCTGCTGCTTCCACTTTACACTCCGCATGTCGCGCTCGCACAGCTCACGTGTCGTGTGGCGGCGCGACCGATAGCCGTATGTCATCCTGACGTCCCATTCATGCTCCATGTCCGCAATGACCTTGCTGCCTGTACCGTCCGTCACGGAAGCGACGGGCCTGTTTCTCCACACCGGGGTCACGCCGGTCACTTTGCAGATTTCACCGCGCTCATCAAACACTTCGTCGCCCACCTTCAACTCCCCGATGGCCGACCAGCCCTGCGGCGTGGGTATCGGCGTGTTCACAGCCAGCGCCTTGCCGTGGCGCGGCGGCAGGCTGATGCACAGCCTGGCGTTGCCTCGCGCGACGGCGACGGCAATCAGGTGGCTTAGCATCACCAGATACGGGTACGGTTTCCAGCGCCCGTCGGACATCTCCACCGCCAGTGTGTGCGGCAGCAACTTCCATGTATCTACCGGGAAATCTTTCAGGAACCTGTCATAGCCCATCGATGTCGTCGTAGCGACCCGGCTGCTGCGCACTGTCGTCTTCGGCGTCTCCTCTTCCGGACTTTCCTCCGCCTTTTTTGCGACGCGCCGTGTCGCTCCGGCCTTGCGACGCCGATAATTGTCCTGCTGACGTTTCGCCCTCGGCTGCTTCGAGCCGATCATCTCCTCCTCCATCAGTACTTCCGTCCTGAGCTCGTCGAGCTCCCGCTCCTCCTGCTGGAGCTTCCTGCGTGCCAGCATATTCTCGACAGTCTCCGCCTTCACCGATTTTGCCATTGTCCGTCACGTCTCCTTCATTGTCGTCAATCAGATCATCATCGTCCATGCCCGCCCCGGCGTCGTTTTCATCAACCTCGTCATCGTCTTCATCGTACGCCAGGCGATGCACCGGGGTCGTAAGCATGCGTTTCGGCTCCTTTTTATCCAGCAGCCTGGAAGTAATCGACTCAATTTGTCGGTCAAACTCAATTTTATGTTGATCTTGCCCGACGAGCTTCACCGGGCGTTCACCCATGTGTTCGGCCAGGTTCTCGACCGCGCGTCTGAGCACCGGGTCGCCAAGAGTCAGATTGATCTGTGTTTGTGATATTGTATGCGGCCGCGCCGCCGCCGAGCGGTCAATCGACTCCAGCTCCTTCAAAATCTCATAGAGCCTGTCGAGCGCCGGCTGCTTGTTGTGCAGCTTGATCTTGATCGTCTTGCCCTCGCGCGTCGTCGTCTCCGTAATTTGCACCACCCCGGCCTTTTGCGCCCTGGTCAGATTCTGCGAGTTTGTGATGGTC